CTTGTGGGTTTACATCTTTAATTTTTTCTAAAGCATCAAGCTGTCCGCTAGTGCTTTTATTTTTAGTATAATTATTAAAAAGACTATTACTAATACCTTCAGCTAATTTTGCTGTGTATTCAGTTGGATTAGAAGTTTTTAAATCATAAAGAGATTGGTACTGTTCAGGGCTTGCGTTTAAATATGGAAGATCAGGATTATTTAACGCTTCTTTACTGTATTCATATGATGCTGGATTCCATACATATTCATAAAAATTATCGCTTTCACCACCATACAAAGGTTTTTGTGTGAAATACCCAGTTGCACCAGGATCATTATATCCAGTAAGAATTGGATTTGTTACTACATCTTCCCCAGTTCCTGTGGTTTCATACCTCAATGTTGGTTGCACATTCGCCATAATTATTTACCTTTTAAGCAAACGCACCAAGTAAACCACCAAGAGCAGCACCAGTTCCAGCAGCTCCATATCCACCGCCAAAACTACCTATAGATGATGGGAAAACTTGTCCTAAAGCATAACCACCTAAACCACCCGCTAAAGCGCCTGTAAGCGCATTTGTGGTTGTGTTGTTATATGTAGGAGCGTTAGTTGTTTGAGTTCCATAGCTACCCATTGGAGAGCCATAAACAGATGACAAGAATCCAGATAATTGCTGATACGGCAATTGCTGTTGGAAGTTGTAGCGAGCCATTTGCTCTTGTAAAGGCTGAGAAGCGATAGCCTCTTGTTGCGCTCCAATTTGTCCGAGCATTTGTGATGGCAAATATTGTTGAGCATAAATAGATGGTGCAGCAGCAGCTAATGTAGCTTGCCCTAATTGGGCTTGTTGCTGTAACCCTCTTTCGGCCTGATATTGTTGCCCTGCAAGACTGCCAGTAACATCTCCTAGCGCACGACCATATCCTTCGGTTGCAGATGTTAGTGCATTTTGCATTGAACCAGAACCTAATCGGCCTGATTTAGAATAAAGACTAGAAATGCCAGGAAGAACTTGATTACTAAACGCTTGTTCTAAAGGTCTTGTTGCAGCTTGCATCATCTGTTGTTGATAAGGGTTTGAGTTTAAAAACCCACCAGCAGCAGTGTTTCCAATTTGACCTAAAGCAGATTGATAAGATTGTTGAGCTTGCTGCAACATTGGGCTTTGTTGTTGAGCTAAAGCCTCTTGCTGTGATATAGCTTGTGTAGTAGCAGCAGATGGGCTTACATAAGTCTGCCCAGGATAGTAACTTGGCTGTTGCCCAGTAAGGAATAAATTTTGAGCCTGTTGTAATCCTTGCTCTAAATAAGGCCGTAATACTGGATCAATAGACGATTGTGTGGTAGTTGTTGCCATGGTTTTTCCTTTATCCTACTACTATATATTTATAAGTTTTATCTGCCGTATCGTTGGCAAAATGAGTTAATGTTGCACTTCCATTTGTTTGAGAGCTGATATATACATTAGAAAACGATAATGGTGCTATATATTGCACAGTTACGATTGCTGCTGGAATAGCTGGTCTTGGTATTACAACATCTGCATCATAGCTTTCTAAACTAATATCTGCGCTAGATGTAGTTCCAGCAATCTCTACATAATCACCAGCTTGCATTTCAATAAATGTATTTACTGTGCCAATAACATGACTTGGATTTCCTTCGCTTTTACGAGCTGGAATATCAAATCGACTTGCGCTTCTAGGCACATCTGTGCCATTTACCCTAAACCATACATCGGCATACTGCCCATCGTTAGCATTATTTACTAACTGTATAGAAAATTGAACATTGTAGATTCCGTAGTTTCTTACATACAGTCTAGAACTACTTGCTAAGTAAACTCCACTAGCTTCTTCTGTAGAATCATATACGACTACCGCAGTAGATCCAACGCTAGGAGATAGTTGGTCTGTATTGTTAGTAAAGCATCCATATGGCGCTGCATCTGTTTCGGCAGCATCAGAGGATGGGATTAGCAAGATAGTGCTATCTATGCCAATACGAGCATCTGTAATAGTTGTAGATGTTGCGTTGCCTGTAGCTAATGTAACAGTACCAGTATTGTTGGTTTTGCCATTCATAATGCCATTGACAATTTCAGCGACTGCTCGCTGATCTCCACCAAAAGTAGGTAATTGTCTAAACACTATCTAGATCCTAATCCGTTCATTTCAATATCAACGCCAAATGCAGTACTCCATTGTCCTGTAGGTGTCAATTGTAGACGATGATAGCGACCAACGCCACGAATACTTACACGATTTTCAGAATCAGCAGTTACTTGAGATCCAAATATAGCTTGCTCGCTTAATAATCTACGAGAAAGTAAAGCAACATTACCTGAGCCATTATCTACAATTGGTTTTGCCATTGTGATTGAGGATGTAGATCCTGGCACTTCAATATCACCAGTTTCAATATAAGCAGTATTATTAGCGCCTGAGAAAGTAACAATTTTGGCTAATTTAGTGCCAGCAAACTGCATTTTTCCACCAAGCCAAATACGGCTATCAAATGAGCTTTCTATTTCTTCTAGATCTCCAAATACATCCAATCCTTCTAATGTAAAAGAAGGTGTAGAAGATGTGGCAACTCTACTGGCGCTTGTAGTTCCAGATGACCATCTTCCTATTTGATAGTTATAAATCAGCAATTTATCTACTGTCGCTGATTCTTTTGAAACATACGCCCAAACAACTAATTTTCTAACTGGATCTACAGCAGCAGACATTAAGTTTAATGAGCTTTCCTCTGCATCAGAAAAGAAGTAACGATTTACTTTTTCATTTCCAATGGGGATAATCTGCTGTCCATCACAAGCATAAAAGCCATCATCTGATAGGAAGAACGATGTTCCACCATACTGAATGATTGAATTGGCCTCATAACAGCCCTGATTACGGCTAATATTGTCAAACTGGAATACCAATGGGCTTCCAACATAAGACATACGATGGATTGAACGATCCATAAATACTAAGCCAAACTCACCGCCAGATATGCCTACTACTGCACCGCCATCTGGAATATCCTGATAATCTGCTTGTGTAGTAGCTGAATTAGTCCAGCTAGACTCATCTCCAAGAGCAGACCATTGAACTCGATTTGATCGTACTGTAGACTCGTTAATATAGCCAGATACTACAAAATCACGCACTACAGTTACATATCGTGCTGGAGGAGCATCTGTAGATAAATCGCTAAAGTTTGTAGAACTATTAACATTAAAACCTTGTAAACGATTACCGCCATTAGCTGCAATTAAAACATTACCAAACTGGGTAAAGCGCCATCTTTGCTCTAATGGAGTTGTATACAAAAACGATACAGATCCAGTATCAGCACCACTAGGTATATCTGTGCCTGATTTTGTATAAGTAAAAGTGGTAGTTGTTGGCACAGTATCTACTGAAAAAGTGCCATTTAATGTAGTGTTTGTAACTGCTGTGATAGTTACGCTATCGCTAACAGAAAAACCATGATCCGTAGATGTTGTAATAGTTACTACATCAGATGTGCGATCAACAGTAGTAATTGTCTTACTTGCTTTTGATACATTGTCTAAAGATAGATCAGCAGCATCTAACTTAAACAGCTTTGTAGCGCCTCCAGCAAATACGGCAGTAGCGCCTGTAGCCGTTGTTTTTGCAGCTACGACATTATTTAAGTTTTCTGAAGCATCTGCTGAATAGTTTACAGAAGCATTAATAGATCCATACCCAGTTGCTTTAGGATATACATTTTCTGCTCTTTGTAGGCCATTTGTTAGTCCTGGCTGGTCAGGAGTCCACTCACCGAATGTAATTCTGCTTATAGCCATTTTTCGCTTCCGATTTGTTTTGTAGTCCAAATATCAGAAGATGGTGGTATATCTGTCCAAGATTCTGATCCTACTTGTTGTTGAGTCCATTCTTCACCAATGATTTTACCATTACAGGTTGTGTTGGCAAATGCTGAAATAGAGGCTATTCCATTAGTTATGTAACTTCCTCTTGCTACAACAGTAGCTATTGCATTGATTATTGCTTTGGCAACTCTAGTAACAGAAGAAGATGCTGAAACTGTAGCAATTGCGTTTACTGTTCCTGATCCTGTTTGAATAGACTTAATATCGCCTTCTGCATAACCATAATTCCAATAGCCAAAATCTACATAATTATTAGCCATATTTATCCAAATAAGAAAAAGAAACCACTATTTGCGCTTACTGGGGCTGCTCCTGCGCTATACCAAATAATGATACCGCCTTGACCACCATTTTTGCCACCACCTAAACCGCCCGCAGTAGTTACTCGCCCACCACTACCACCACTGCCAAATAAACCGTTGTTATTGGTAATAGCTGAGTTTCCTTCGCCACCAACACCCCCACCACTACCCATACCAGCTTTAACAATATCAACACCGCAAGAACCAGTTAAACTTGCTGAACTAGCTAATCCACCGCCTGAACCACCACCGCTAAATCCATTAGAATTGGATGCACCTCCACCTACTCCAGCATTATTGTTACCGCCTGTGCCTCCAGTAGATGCAGAAGCATTACCGCCAGCAGAACCGCCACCATTACCACCGCCACCTCCACCAGCGACTTGAGAGCCTGTTGTAGAAGCAAAGCCAGCACCACCATTACCACCAACCCCTAAAGGGCCACCAGCGCCAGCTCCTCCACCGCCACCATTTCCTGTACTAGCTAAAGTAGAAGTTGAACCTACGCCACCTACCCCACCATTAAATGTAGAGCCTGTACCAGCAGTACCGCCAGTAGATGTTGGAGTTGTAGTTGCTTGACCGCCACCAGCGCCTGTTGTTGTATATGCTCCTGAATTAAATGTAGTATTACCGCCAGCACCGCCATTACCATTCGAAGCACCTGCACTACCGCCAGC